CGAGGACCCGAAGGTGGTTTTGGACACCATTACGGTCACGCTCAATGGGGCGGAAGCGCACTACGGGAAGGTCGAGCATGGAGAGGTCGTATCGCACGACGACCTGGCGGCGCTCTCGATCAAGTATTCCCGTGAGCCGGCCACTGGGGCGCTCAGCGTTTTTAGCGATGACCGGGAAATACGACGCGACCTGGCGGCGATTTTCCGAGACGTCGTTCTCGCGGCCGACGGCGAGATCAAGGATCTGCCCATGCGCGAGTTTGACCTGTCGGCCTTCGCCTCACCCGACATCCTGGACAAACTGGTCAGCGAGCGGATCGAGGAGATCAATCACATCGCCATCCAGCATCTCAAGGTTGCGCACCCGTTTCAGCAGAAAACGACGGATGAAGCCAACGGACGGGAAATCATCCAGGAACTCTCGAGCACCTTGACCATTGGCCGTGATCGCCGAGACTACCGCGACATCTACAACGTGGCTCGTCACGATCATCGTATCCAGGACTTGACCGGCTATGTGCTCGCGCAGATCAAACTGGTGTTCCGCATCGCCAGGCAGCGCCACCGCAAGGCGCACAACGTGACGGTGCAACTGACCGCGCCCAACGGGCTCAATGATCGGAGCAAAACCGAAGTAGACCGCCGGCTGGTGCTGGCCCAGCTCGAAAAACTCGCTCTGGTGCGTCAGTTCTGATGGGGGTTTCCAATTCTGACTTCGTCGCCTACCTGGAAGTACTGGAACAGGTTCGATACACCTCCCACCCTGTTCGTCTTCACTTGTTTGGGGGAAACGGCGAGAAGTTCGCTCGCCGCCGTTGGCTACGCGGCCCCAGGGAATATCTCACACACCAGATGGTGCCGTTCCTGGACTGTGAGATCGAGGTTGAGGTCGAGATTGACGAGGATGCCAGCGTCTACCGCTACCGCAGCCCCCAATGTCGCTCACGCATCCTGACGCGCCCCCTCGCCGAAATCGCCTTATATGATTTCAGCGTGGACGTCTGGCTGGATGATCTGGCCAGGATGATTGGCCTTGAACCCCGGTATTTCTCCCGGCAGCGCGAGCGGGTGCCTCATCACCTCTGGCACCTTGGCGACCATCGTGTCGGCGACGCCCCCGAGTTCGCGCCGATATTCGTCGCCCGGCAGTGGCAGGCCGCCCCGCGCCAAGAGATGTCCGCCGTCCTCAGCGATCCCGCTTGGGTGCGGCACGGGGTTGTGCTGTTGCACCGGCGGCCGGAATCCGTCCTGCCCGACCATCATGAAGCACGGGCGCTCTCCGAGTTCGTCCGAATCGAGGATGGCGATGATCACTTTGATGCAGCCGCCTTCAGCAGGGTGCTGCGGGGCTTTGTTAAACCTGCCGGCGTGGATGAGCAGGAACAGTATCTGCGCGGCAATCTACTGAAGCTCCCGCACTTCACCGACCCGAAACCGCTATCGGACGAACGCGCAAAAGTCATCAAGGCAATGTGGGGTCAAGACGGTGTCGCGCCACCGATCAAATCCTGGGCGGAAGCCAACCAGGCTGCCAACACAGGCTACAGCTCATTCAACGACGCATTCGATTGGGATGGCTGCACATGGAGAGACATCTTCGATCGTGTCAGCCACGGCAAGTATCACCTGCGGCGAAATCCATAAAGCGTCCATAAACGGAACCACGCACCGTCCATAAATCCGTGCGGAAACTGCGATGTGCCCTTTTTGAACAGGAGGCACATCGAAATGCGAAATCAATCCCCTTCAGCAACAACCGAGCGGAGAGGCCGCCCGGAGAGTCGGGATGCTGCGTCGCGCATCGCCATCGACGAATACGAGCTGGCAGGCCGCTGGGGTCTGTCCGTCAAAACCCTCCGCCGCTGGCGGCAGGAGGGACTCGGCCCCGTCTTCTGCAAGCTCGGCGCCCGCGTCACCTACCTCATCGCCGAAATCGAAGCCTTCGAGCAGCGTAATGCACGCCATTCGACTTCGGCTCGGGCCTTTGTGTGAGGGGGCGGCCATGAGCGATCTCATCACTCTCCCCGCCGACCTGACCGAGATGTCCGTCAGTCAGATGGCCGCCCTGGCGCAACAACGGTTGTTTGAGCTGGGCGAATTCCTCGACACGCTGGAAACCTCGCTCAAGCAGGTTCGGCATCGCTACCACGCGGCCCTGGAACAGCGTTATGCCGGGCAGGCGCAGGAAGCGCGGCACGCCGCCGGCAAGGACTTCGGTGTCGTCCACCTGGATGACGGCAGTGTCCGCGTCACGGTCGACAGTCCCAAGCGAGTGGCCTGGAACCAGACCCAACTCGCCGAGACCGCGCGCCGCATCGCCGCCTCCGGCGAGCGCGTCGAGGACTACCTCGACATCGAGTACGCCATCCCCGAGGCCCGCTACACCAACTGGCCCCCAGTCCTGCGCGAGCAGTTCGCGGCCGCCCGCACCGTCAAGCCGGGCAAGACCAACTTCCGCCTGGCCCTCGCCAGTCCAGACCTGTCCCAGGAGTGAACCCCATGACCCAAACCCTGAATTTCACGCTGCAACCCCGCCTTGACCAGCCGCTGCCGCGCGCAGAAATCACCCGACTGTTCCTCGCCTTCGGGGAAACCGCCGAGCGGGTTCTGGCCCAGCGCTCCGGCACCTATCTCGACCAGACGCTGCGCGCCATCGAGGCCAGCACCGGCCTGGATCTCTCCGAACTCATCGCCCTCGTCGAAAACGCCCTCGATGGCACTGAAGGACTGGCCGCCCAGGACATCGCCGACGAGATCGAATGGCATCCGACCCGGGTGGATGCACACCTGGCGTCGATCGGTCTGCAGTACCGGAACGCAGACGGCCGGTGGCGCCCGACCCATTTCGGCAAGCCCCTGGCCATCGGTCAGGACGAACACGGCCCACGCTGGCATCCCGCCGTCCTCAGCTTCTTCACGGAGGTGGTGTGATGGCCCTCCCGATCATCAGCGCCGAACAGCGGCTGTCCGAGAAACGCGGGGTCAAACTCGTACTCCTCGGCAAAGCCGGAATTGGGAAAACCACCCAGCTCAAGACCCTGCCGGAGCAATCGACCCTGTTCGTCGACTGCGAGAGCGGCGACCTCTCGGTGCAGGACTGGCACGGCGACACGATTCGGCCCAAGACCTGGCCGGAATTCCGCGACCTGGTGGTGTTTCTGGCGGGACCCAATCCGGCGCTCACCGCCGAGCAGCCTTTCTCCCAGGCCCACTTCGACCATGTCTGCCAGAAGTACGGCGACCCGGCGCAACTGAATCGCTACGACACCTACTTCGTCGACTCCATCACGGTGCTCTCGCGCCTGGCGCTGACCTGGGCGCGGGTGCAGCCGGCCGCCTTCTCGGAACGCACCGGCAAGCCGGACTCTCGTGGCTCCTATGGCCTGCTCGGCCAGGAAATGATCACCGCGCTCACCCATCTGCAGCACGCCCGGGGCAAGAACGTGGTGTTCGTGGCGATCCTCGACGAGCGCATCGACGACTTCAACCGCAAGGTCTTCGTGGCCCAGATCGAGGGCAGCAAAACCGCCCTGGAACTGCCGGGCATTGTCGACCAGGTGGTCACCTTCTCCGAACTCAAGACCGAGGACGGCAGTTCGTACCGCGCCTTCGTCTGCCAGACCGTCAATCCCTGGGGGTTCCCCGCCAAGGACCGCTCCGGCCACCTCGATGTGGTCGAGGAGCCCGACCTGCTGAAACTCATCCGCAAGTGCGCTGGCGCGATCAACGCAAACCCGGCCGCCATCCCTCAGTAAAGGACACCATCATGAGCAACTGGAACGATTTTAACGACGCCGAACAGCAGCCTTCCTTCGACCTGATCCCCAAGGGCACGCTGGTCAAACTGCGCATGACCATCAAGCCGGGTGGTCACGACAACCCTGAACAGGGCTGGACCGGGGGCTACGCCACCGAGAGTTTCGACACCGGCAGCGTCTATCTCGCCTGCGAGTTCGTGGTGCTGGAAGGCGAGTACGCCAAACGCAAGATGTGGTCGAACGTCGGCCTGCACTCGGCCAAGGGTCCGGCCTGGGGCAACATGGGTCGCAGTTTCATCCGCGCCATCCTCAACTCCGCCCGCGGGGTCTCCCCCCAGGACAACTCGCCCCAGGCGGCCGCCGCCCGGCGCATCCGTGATTTCAGCGACCTGGACGGCATCGAGTTCGTCGCCCGGGTGGACGTGGAGAAGGACACCAAGGGCGAGAACCGCAACGTCATCAAGCAGGCCATCGAGCCGGATCACCGCGACTACGCAGCCGCGATGGGAAGGCCGGCCTACGCACCGTCGCCCACGCCGCAGACCCCGGCAAAACCATCCCAGCCTGCCGCCCAGCTAGCCACCCAGCCGCAGCAGCGCGCGCAGGCGCCCGTCACCAAGCCCGTCTGGGCGCAGTAGGGGCGCGAGCATGATCAGAAAACGCTGTGGCAATTGCCATCATCTTGATCCATCGACTGCTGGCGATATCGGTGGCCTGCGCATTGCTCGCTGCCGCCATCCCATGGGGGTAGTCATCGGCACGACTCCGATTCGTGATGACTATGTCGAGTTGGATGCCCTCTGCTCCGAGCATGTGGTTCGTGCTCAACATCGAGCGCAGCCGGGAGGGCGTCATGCATGACCGGAAAATGCTGGGTCTGCAATCGCCCCGCCCGCGGCTTCGGCCACCTGGATATTCGGTTCAAGCCCGGCGATCCCCGATCCGCTCCGCACGACTGGGTCTTCTGCTCGCGCCGGTGTCAGGCCGCCTTCCATGCTCTCTATGGATCCTGGAAAGACAAAGGGCCCTTGCTGGAGGAGACCTTCATGGTTGATCCGACTGCAATGGAAATGGCCGCCATGAAGGCCTGCCTGCGTCCCTTCGGGGAGGCAGCCGGCGAGATCGGCTTCGACAAACCGCTGGGCCACTACTCCGAGGCCGAGGCCCTGGCCGTGGTCAACGCCATCGTCACCACCTACCAGGAAGTAATGAGCCAGGCCCAGGCCCGCGTCAACGCGAGCGTCCAGGGATCCAGTCCCTTCGCCGATCTGGCGGATGACCTGCCTTGGGAGACAAGGTGATGCTGGATTTCAATTCCACTTCCTCCCTCTCCGGGCAGATCACCACCCTGGTGGACGCCGGCATGCAGGCGAAGGCCCGGCAGCAGGAGCGCCGCGCCTACCTCGGGGCCTCGCGCCTCGGGGTGGCCTGCGAGCGCGCCCTGCAGTTTGAGTACGCCGCCGCCCCGGTGGATCCGGGCAAGGAGTTCCCAGGGCGCATCCTGCGCATCTTCGAACGTGGCCACGACAACGAGGCACAGATGGTGAACTGGCTGCGCCTGGCCGGGTTCGATCTGCGCACCCATGGCCGGGATGGCCAGCAGTTCGGCTTCACCCTGCTCGATGGCCGGCTCCAGGGGCATATCGATGGCGTCCTGGTCGCTGGTCCTGAGGGCTTCGCCTACCCGGCGCTTTGGGAATCAAAGTGCCTTAACGCGAAATCCTGGCGCGACCTGGAGAAGCGGCATCTCGCCGTCGCCAAACCCGTGTACGCCGCCCAGGTCGCGATCTATCAAGCCTATCTCGACCTGCATGAGCATCCGGCACTGTTCACGGCGATCAACGCCGACACGATGGAGATTTACGCCGAGCTCGTGCCCTTCGATGCCGCCCTGGCCCAGCGCATGTCGGACCGGGCGGTAAAGGTGATCACCACCACGGTTGCCGGCGAGCAACTCCCCCGTATGACCATCGACCCGGCCCACGTCGAATGCCGCCTGTGCGCCTGGTCGGACCGTTGCTGGAGACAGCCATGAACGACAAACAATCTCTTCCGGCACTGCAAAACGCCGAGGAACCCATGATCGATTCCCGCCAGGCGAGCTATGCCCTGCGGCTGCCCTACTACTGGTTCGCCGATCCGAAGATGCGTTCGGCGATGCGGATTCCCCATTACCAACTCTCGCGCCTGGTGCGCTTCCGCCTCTCCGAACTGGCGGTGTGGCACCGGCAGAACGCCGAGCGCCATGGCGGACAGGGAAACGAGATGGGAGGCGGAAATGAGTGACTACCGCGTCAACATCAAGGTCAGAAATGCTCGATTGCTGCGCGCCATCGAGCAGGCAGGCCATCAACCTGGCCAGAAATTCGCCCGATTGGTGGGCATCAGTTACCAGGACCGTCTGCTCCCCTACCTCAACCTCAAGCGCACGCCCTTCGATGAGAACGGCGACCTTCGCCCCTGCGCAGAAAAACTCTGCGTGTTCTTCAACCGCCTGCCCGGCGAACTGTGGTCGGAGGAACAACGCTATCCGCTGACGACCAACTCCGCCGAGGTGGAGTTGTCGGGTGCCGCTGTTCACGAACTGCTCGTCAATTCAGCAAGTTGTACCGACCCGGCCGCCTTGCTGGAGCAGCGTGAGGCGATCCAGGCCGTGGATGACCTGCTCGACACGATCCCGGCGCGCGAGGCGGAAATCCTTCGGATGCGTTTCGGCATCGATTGCCAACCCATGCCGCTTGAAGAGTTGGC